GAGAGATATTGCAGAACATTTGGATTTATCGGTCAAAAGGGTCTCAGAGCTCATTAGAGATGGCATATTGCCCTCTAAAAAGGGTAGATCACCACTAAATACCGATGTATGCAGAGTTGCATACATTTCTTACTTAAGAAAATTGGGTGGATATAACAAAAGGTCTGGAACTGGAGACATTGCAGAGGAGAAAACGAAATTAACAGCAGCTCAAGCTAGAAAAGCAGAGCTAGAGGTTGAGGAGCTTGAAGGGCAACTCATACCAGCACAATTGGTTGAAGATACTTGGATAGATTATGTTGCTAATGCTAGAGCCAAGCTATTAGGCTTGCCATCAAGAATCGCACATCAAGTAATTACTACTGACAAATATGCTGAAGCAGAAATAATAATAAAAGAACAAGTGCATGAAGCACTTAATGAGTTGGCACAAAATGGAATACCTCAAAAATATAGAAAAGGTGATTCAGAAGTCGAACCAGACTTGGACTCCACCACCGAATCTTAAGATCAGCGATTGGGCTGATCACTATAGAAGATTATCACCTGAGTCATCAGCAGAAGCTGGTGCATGGAGAACTGATCGAGCTCCATACCAAAAAGAAATTATGGATTCATTTAATGATCCTGATATTCAAAGAATTATATTTATGAAATCTGCTCAAGTTGGTGCTACTGAAATACTTCTCAATGTTATTGGTTACTACATAGATCAAGACCCAGCCCCTATGTTAATTATGCAGCCGACACTACAGATGGCTCAGGCTTTTTCAAAAGATAGATTAGCAACCATGATTCGTGATTCTGAAAAGATTAGACATTGTGTTAAAGATGCAAGAAGTAGAGATAGTGGTAATACAGTTTTATCTAAAAAGTTTGCAGGCGGTAACTTAAACATCGTTGGTTCTAACTCTGCTGCTGGTTTGGCATCAAGACCAATAAGAATTGTTTTAGCTGATGAGACTGATCGTTATGAAAATTCTGCTGGCAGCGAAGGAGACCCAATATCGTTAGCTACTAAAAGAACCACTACCTTCTGGAACAAAAAGATATATATGTGTTCTACCCCAACGATTAAAGGACTATCAAGAATAGAAACTGCTTTTGCAGAATCAGACAAGCGTTACTACCATGTGCCATGCCCAGAATGTAATGAGAAGCAAGTTTTGAAATGGAAGAATGTAGTTTGGGAAGAGGATCAACCAGAAACTGCTAACTATGCTTGTGAGCATTGTGGCTCAGTTATAGATGAGTCCAAAAAGCAATGGATGCTTAAGCATGGTGAGTGGATAGCATCAGCACCCAAATCAGATACAGCAGGATTTCATATATCAGAGCTTTATTCAGTTTGGTCTACTTGGGCTGACATGGCTAAATCATTTCTTGAAGCTAAAAAGAATCCAGAGATGTTAAAGACTTGGATTAATACTGCTCTTGGTGAGTCTTGGGAAGAACAGGGTGAAGCAGTTGAGTATGAATCACTTTTGCAGCGTAGGTTGAACTATGACTACACCACGATTCCAGAAGATGTACTAATTCTGACTGCTGGTGTTGATACTCAAAAAGATCGTTTAGAGTTGCAGCTAGTTGGTTGGGGTAAAAACTATGAAGCTTGGGTTTGTGATTACAAGATATTCTGGGGTGATCCTAATGCACTAAATGTTTGGAATGATCTTGATGCTTATTTGAAGAAGAGATTTAAAACTGAATCTGAAAGATTAATACCCATATCCTGTTGCACCATTGACTCAGGTGGTCATCATACCAATATGGTTTATCAGTTCACCAAGCCAAGACAAGCTAGAAGGATATTTGCAATCAAAGGTTTATCGCAAGCAGGCAAACCCATTGCCAATCGCCCTACATTCGTAGGTAAAAACAAAGCTGTGCTCTATGGGGTAGGCTCAGATAGTGCAAAAGAAGCTATCTTCGCTAGATTGTCTGCTGAAGAAGAAAATACAACTCTGCATTTCTGCTCAGACCTAGATGAAGAGTATTTTAAGCAGCTTACAGCAGAGAAGCGTATCACTAAGTTTGTTAGAGGTAGGAAAACGCTAGTTTGGAAACAAGTTAGACCAAGAAACGAAGCATTAGATACGCTTGTTTATAATTTTGCATCTATCTACATTCTTAATCCTAATTTTGATGTGATTGAGGAGAAAATGCTTACACAAGAATCAAAACCCAAAGAACCAAGACAAAATGCACCACAAAGAGGAATAAATAGAGGTAATTTTGCTACTTCTTGGAAATAAGTTATTTTAAAAAAAATCACCTTTTTTATACATTTATATAAATATATATGTATAATTATTTTATTCATTATTAAAAAAGGAGATAAAAATGGAGAAACAACAATATATAAACGAAGCAATGGGTTATGTTATTCTTAATCAGCACGATAATAAATTGAAACAATTATCTGCTACTGAGATTGGGTATTTAAAAAATTACTTTGACAGTATTTATAGAAACAAATCAAGATGTCTAAATGGTGAGATGGATGGCGATTCTCTTTACATAATTAATAGAAAAGTTGCTGTAGATTGTCATGGTCATTATGTTGGTAATCGTTGGGCAGCTTGGTGCAACATAAATCAAAAAACAGGCTTATTTCTCATTGAGCATAGCGAGTATGGAATGATCAATACCTATGTATCAATATGCGATACAGGCTTGGAAAAAATTACTCAAAATATGTATCAAGAGTTAGAAGCTGTACATAAAGAAAAAGCTGCATAATATTTTTTAACATAATTAAGCCCCTTCATGGGGCTTTTTTATTTGTGGCAAAAATATTGACATTATCTCAATGCACCATAGTGTTAGATGTAGATATATCTAAAACATTTATGAGGTTTTTGCTTGAGCAACGCTTTTGATTCAACAAACTATCCAAGCCAAGTTCCAGTTGAGTTACAACTAGGAGATTTTTGGGCGTGGAAAAGAGAGGATTTATCACAGGATTATCCTGTGGCTGCTTACTCTTTATCTTATGAATTTAATTTAGTTGATGGTGCTACAGTTGCAAACTTTACTTTAACTGCAACCGAATCTGGCGATGATTACATTATCGAAGAATCGAGCACAGCTTCTTACACAAAAGGAAACTATAACTGGGTTTCATACATAACCAGAACATCTGATTCTGCAAGAGTAAAATTAGAAGAAGGTTTTGTTGAGATTCAAGATAATTATGCAACCACTTCTGCTTCAGTCAGAAGTCATGCAAAGATTGTTTTAGATGCAATTGAAGCAGTCATAGAAAATAGAGCCACAATGGATCAAAGTTCTATGTCTATTGCTGGAAGGTCTTTATCAAGACTTTCAATAGATGAGTTAATGACTTTTAGAGATAGATACAAAGCTGAATACCTAAAAGAAGTTAAACAACTAAGAATTAAAAATAATAGAGGTTCAGGAAATACGATTAAGGTTAATTTTGGTCGTACCACTGGCTCAACACCTAAGAGCGACATAACATAATGGCTTGGTATAACAGAATCATTGGTGGTGATACACCAAAACAGAAAAAACGAAAGGCTTATAGAAGAAGTTATACTGGTGCTAACACTGGCAGATTATTTGCAGATTTTGTAACCACATCTACTAGTGCCGATGCTGAAATAAAAGATAACATACGAATCCTAAGAGATAGGGCAAGAGAGTTAGCTAGAAACGATAGCTACATTGCTAGATACCTCAATCTAATGGTATCTAATGTTATCGGCAAGCATGGCATAAGAGTTAGCTCCAAAGCTAGGAACGATGATGGTTCTTTAGACATTGGAGCTAACCTGCTCATTGAAAGAGCTTGGAAGGAATGGTCTCATGTTGGCAACTGTACTACCAATGGCAGATTGTCATTTTTAGATTGTCAAAAGATATTTATAGAATCTCTGGCTAGAGATGGTGAAGTTCTAATCAGAAAAATAAAAAACCCTGACTCACCTTTTGGTTTTCAATTACAGTTTTTAGAATCAGATCATTTAGACGAAAATAAAAATGATGTTTATAAACAAACTGGCAACAAAGTTAAGATGGGTGTTGAGGTAGATCAATATGATAAGCCAGTTGCATATCATCTATACAAAGATCACCCATACAATAGAAATTATTTAAGTCAAAACCAGCACATAAGAGTTCCTGCTGATGAGATCATTCATGCTTATATGCCACAAAGAGCAGA